GGCGGGCCGTACCAGCCGCGCATGCTGCGGCTGATGTGGGCGACTTTTTCAGCCCCGAGCCAGCGCTCCAGCCGGTCGGAATGCACCGACCGCAGCGTCTCGCCCCTTTGCTTACGAATCACGCCGCGCATCAGGTGACCGTAAGGATCGACGTGCCGAAGTCGACCGTGAAGGTCTCGCCAGCGAGTAGAGTCACCGCGCTAGCGTAGTCCCACCAGCCGATCAACTTGTTGCCCGCGCCGAGACCCCCAACCTGGTTATAGAGGACTGCATACTGGAACGGGCCGAACCCAGTTGTTGCCGTGAATACGATGTCCGTGCCGACCACGGTCATCGTCCCCGCGGGGGACTCCGAAGCCGTATTCTGGGTATCTGCGCCACCAGCCGTGTAGCCACCGCCCGTGGACAAGTCTGCGATGTTCGCGCGCGTCGTGTCGGTGGCAAGCGGCAGCTCGTTGGTGAGAAAGACATAGAGCGGATCGGCGTTGAGGTCGTGCTGCTTCAACCCCATCTGCTCGACGAAGTCGTTGAATTTGTTGAACGTAGCCATGGTGAGCGTCCTCTACGCGAGCATCCGCTTGACTTCGGCGCGAGCCTTGGTGATCTTTTCGTCGAGGTCCTTCAACTCGCTCCTGCGCGCTTCGACGTCCTTCTCGAGCGACTTCAGCGTTTCCTGCGCGGTCTGGGCGCAGCCTTCGGCAGATGCCTGCAGGCGTGCGGCCTCGGCTTTCACGCGCGAGGCCTCGGCCTTCGCGGTTGCCACCACTACATCGGCCTTCGCGGCGGCCGTCTCACGAGTCTTGTTGGCATCCTCGACCCCCTGCGCCCTGATGGTGTCGGCAGCCGCGCGCGCCATGGACTCCGCCGTTTCCAGCGCCGCCGTGCGCTTCCGCGCCTCTTGCTCGAGGCCGGCCAGCCGCTCGTCCGCGACCTTCACCTTGGCCTGGATCTCGGAGTACCGACGCTTGGCGTCTTCCTCGGCCTGCTCGAGGCTGCCGATGCGCTTCAGGACGTCCGCGGCATCCCGCAGCCCGGATAGACGGTTCAGCTCGCGCTCGATGGCGTCCGCTGCACTCAGTAGTTTCGACACGGTCATACCTCCTGTCCGCTCCGGCTGCGCCGGCATACGATTGAGACATCAAGATCGGTGGTGCCGTCTCCTGCAGAGACGAACGGCCTGGTTAGCAACGGCACTTCGAGAATCTGCTCGATCTTCGCCGCCGTGATGTCCAGCGCGTTCCCCTGCGCATCCGCCAGGGCGGCGTAGGTCACGGCGTCGTCGTTCGATCCCTGGATGCGCAGATTGCCGCCGACCCCAGGCGTGCCGGTCACCTGCACCGTGCGGTCGACAAAGGCCATGTACTTCGACGGGATCGGGGTTCCACGATCGTTCGTGGTGGTGAGCGTCTCCCAGAAAAACTTCACGGTGTTCTCGTTGATGCGCGTGACGACTGGAACGATAGTTGCCATCTAGACCCCCAAGCCGCTGCGAGCTCGTCTCGCAACAATGATGACGGTGACGCTGCTGACCCCGATCTCCCCGTCGCTCAATCGCGGGCGCATGAGCAGCGGGACTTCCATGATCTGTTCGAGTTTTGCTGCGGTGATCGACAGCGCGGTCCCCTGCGGATCGTTCAGTGTGGCGTAGGTGCCACCGTGGTTTGACCCCTCGATGAGGATGGTGCCGTCCGCCCCGAATGTGCCCTTGACCTGTACGGTGCGATCGACGTAATCCATGAAGGATTCTGGAATCGGGCTGCCGTCGTCGAACTCCTCCACCACGGGGGCACCAGGGTCGGTGTCGATCACCGTCATCGCCGCCCAGGTAAAGCGCACGGTGTCCCGGTCAATATGGGTCACCGTCGGCACGATCGTCGCCATTCACTGCTCCTTGATTTGGGTGTCGGATTGAGTGTGGCGAGCAACGGACCCAGTCAGCCTGCGCTCCATCCACTGCTCGGCCATGAAGATCGCCCGGCTACCCATATGTCCGATCACTCCGACCACGGCGGCCGTCAACCACTCGTTCATGCCGAGGCCCTTGCAGACCCACCAAGCGAAGACCCCACACACCCCGGAAACAAAGAGTTCGCCGACGAGCTCCATGACGTTGAAGACCCTGACCTTCCCGGCCTTCCACTTCTGCCAGAAGTTGATCGCCCCACCCAACATCGCAACAGCCGCCATGATGAGAGTCGGGGTAATCTGATCGCTTGAGAGCGGCCCGTCAGGAGCTGCTGGCGGATTGGATGCCTGCTGCGTTTCGGATGGCACGGCTACCTCCCTCGATCCCATGCGTCCGCCGCGGATTCGACGCTGTTCATCATGGCTTTGAACTGCCGTCGGTCCCGGCTGCAGGCTTGGAAGTTTTCGGCGACGACGTCTCGGACGTCCTCGGCGGTGTATGGAGAAGCACCGGCTCGGAAGGCGGCGTCACCCCCAAGAGCAGCTTGCGATACGGGTTTTCCGTCGAGTCCGGTCCAAGCGCTATCGAGCGCGAACACGAACTCCCAAGTAAAACGAACGCCAGGAGCAGCACGAGGAGCAGGATCGACACCAGCGGATGCCGACGGCCGCAGCCCTGCGCCAGCGTTGACAGCGGGCCCATCGGGTTCGGTAGCTCCTGGCTTGGACGTCGGCGTATGCACGACCAAGGGCCTACGGTTTCGGTCTGCCTCACGTTTGGCCTCCTTCCATTTGCGTTCGTTGTCCTGTGCCTGCTGTTCCGCGGTGGCGCGCCCCTTGTCTGCCTCAAGAAGTGCGAGGCTGACGGCGGCAGCGCGTTTCTGCCCGGCCTCGATCTGCATGGCCGTGGCCTTGTCCCACTCGACCTGCTTCGCGTCCTGGCCGGCGGAGTAAGACCACCACCCGAAGGTGCCTAGTGCACCAAGAATGCCGAGAAGAATGAGAACCTCGACGGTGCCGAACCCGGTCTTACGCATTCGGACCTCCGAAGAGAATGAAAATAAATCGAAACACCGCGACTATCACTACGGACCAGATGGCGATACCCAAACACAGCAGGCCAACCAGTACCGCCGCGCACTGCTGCTCACCGGCGAGCACCCAGCCTCCGTTCGCACTCGGCGATGTAGGCCGCCTTCAACTTTTCCGCAGGCCAGTCTCGGTAGGCGGGGGTGTAGACAAAGCCGATGGCGTGCTCGATGATCTCCTGTAACTCCGGGTCGAGCGGCAACTCGACGGCGACTTCCATGTACAGCGCTCGCTCGATCTTCCACCCGCCATCAACGTAAACGCGACGCATGCGCTCGATGTTCGGCGCGTATTTCCTGGCGCATCGCTCGGGGTCCGTCCAGTTGATCGGTGAAGAGCTGGCGCAGCCCACTAGGACAGCGCAGAATAGCGCGACGCATCGCATCAGAACCTCCGCTTGATCTGCAAAGCAAGTACCCAGTTCCCGCCGTCGTATGGAGGGATGGCCAACAGGTTCGCGCCGTACCGCTTGCCCTCGATAGTGGCCACCCCAGCAACCAATGGCGCCAAGTGCCCTCTGTTGTACCCGGTGACCACGCCGGCAGTGCTGCCAAGGCGGACGGCACCAAGCGACACCGGCGTCCAACTGCCAGCGACGTATTTACTCAGGCGGAGCGAGCTGTTCCAATACTCACCGGCTGCCACGCTCCAGCGCGAATTGATCGCGTACTCAATGCCGGGCCCGTAGTTCCGCTCGTTGTAAGGCGACGACCGGTCCATGTGGTACGAGCGCACCGTGGCAACAATCCACAGCTGAGACTCATCGGCATACGCCAAACTCGCACTCGCCAAAAATACGGCGAGAGCGACGCGCTTCATCTATTTCAATCCAAGGCTGCCCTTGCGAGCTGGTAGAGAGCCGCGCGCTCCGGAAGGCCGTTCAGTCCACCGTTGAGGCGCCTCGTGATGCCCTTGATGTCGTTGCGGTCAGCGAGGTCGTTGAGACCGTTCGCCTGCCAGAACCACCCGCCAACACGGCAGGCTGGCGCGGCAGAAAGCAACTGATCCGGACTGTCGATCAGGTCGAGGTTCAGCGCCTCCCCGGCCTTCTCGTAGTTCTCGCGCCCCGTCAGGTGCGGCAACCCACGCCCGCGGAACATCCAGCCGTCGCCGGAAGCCTCATCCCCGTTGCCCATGCGGCTCGCATAGATCCGGTTCGCCAGGCGCTCCGGCTGGTTGAGGTAACCCCATGCCTCGTCGGCATCCAATGGGTCCCACCGAGGCTTCGTGGCGGCCATCAGCGCCTCGACCGTGGTGTAGCGCAGCTTCTCCTCGAGCCAGCGGAACCCGCCGGTCTCGTGCGCGTACTGCGCGAGGAAAGCAGCCTGACGAATATCCGTGTTGGCCTCGATCTCCTCGAAAACCTCCAACAGCGGAGCGACGAAGACCTCGAGCGTATCGACGGGCGAGGCAGGACACACCAGCCGCAGCGCGCCCAGCGTGAGAGACTTCACGTCAACTTTCTATGCCGAATAACGGGTCCATGTCCCCGCGCAGTTGCACGCACATCGCAGCCAAGACAGAGGCAAAATCAGACGGCGACGTTTTTCGATCCGTCTCCGCTTGACGGTAAGCAAGGCCGACGATCTGCACAGCAAGTTTCTGACCATCGTCCCCACGACTCTGAAGAAGCGCGCCGTATATGTCAGGCACCATCGCCATGGTTTGTGCCTTCGAAATTCCGTGCCGAGCATGGGTTGAAGCGACGAGTGCCATGTCCGCAAACACCACACACTCTTCTGCGGATTGCGCTTTGGGTGCCGCGAAACCGCGGCTGGCGAAGACCAATGCGCCCAGGACGCCGATCACGATGGCGATCAGGAAATACTGAAACCACGCGGGAAGCCGCCTCAGTCCGATCAGTGTCATGGCCGTTCTCCAGATTTTTTCTCAAACTCTATGCACATTTGCGCACACTCAAAATACCCGGCACCGTCTATCCGGTTGTCTTCTTTCGGCATCCCGGCCTCTCTGGATAACTTCACCGCCACCATCATCAGGCACGCAAAATCTGGCGTGAGAGGAACATCAACCCCGTAACGGCGTTTGATGAGCGCCCGCCACATGATTGCCGTGCATTCGTAATCAACGTGCGGGTGTCCGTAAGCGCCACCACGATCACCATGAACTAGACTCTGTGCGATTTCTAGAATGCTCACGGTTCGACGTACTCCACTGGAATTCCTATCGCGCGAGCGACGCTGATTTCCTCGGAAACGCCACTAGATTCCATCCACCCGGGGAGCATCAGCACCGCGAGCTTTTCGCAGTGCTTGAGAATTTCTCGATCCTGCTGCATCCAAAAATCGTGGTTCACCGCGTCGCCCATCATCAACCCAATCTCGTGGGTGTGGGCAATTGGGCTAAAAACGCATTCCCCAGACTTCATCATCTCTGCCGCTTTCATCACGGAAGACCAGTAGCGCATCCGACGGACCTCTGGATCCTGGTGAGAATAGGGCGCAGCCAGATAGGTCAGAGCCATCGCGCTACCCTCGAAATCTGCGGCCATAGCAACGCGACGTTTGCACAAGCGTAAAACCACAACGCCCATGTCATGTGCTTCTCTGGAGTCCCAGACACGAACCAGCCCCAGCCAAGATAGAGCAGCGTAGAGGCTGAACCGAAAGCAAGGGCGCCGAGATCGTATTTGTTCAAGCTACCCGCGCCACGAACCGGATACGATGAAGATGTGCTGCCTCTTGCCGTCCGCGTGCAGCAGTACATGGGCATTCAGCCATGACGAAGCGCCGTGGTTGTATTCGAGTTGCAGCCGCGTAGATGTCCCGGCCTGATACGCGCCCTCGTCAATTCCCGCTGCGTGGCTATGGCCCAATATGCTCTTGACGCCGATGCGCCGCAGATTGTGGATGCTGCCGCGAGCACCGTTCGGGCCCTGGTCGCCGTGCATACCAAGCTCCACCCCGCCCAACATGAAACTCTCGTCCACGTCCAGCACGCGGCTGTTCGGAACCACGGCCTGCCTGAACCAGTACGCGAACGGGTCAGGATATTCAGTCCCTTTCCCGGTCATCTTGGTGCCGCGAACCATCGCAAGAGCTGTTTCCAGGTAGAACTCTGCATTCACCGGATCTCGGCGCCAGTCGTTCGATACGATCCAACGCCTGAGCATGTCGTTGTGGTTGCTGCCGACCACCACGGATTTGATGTCCTTCGTGGTGCGTTTCGCCACGAACTCAATAGCCCGCTGGACCTCGGCCCTGGCATCATCGGTTCCGCTTTGGCGCTTCGCCACTGCATTGAACGGGTTGCCGTCGTGGTGCGGGTTCACGCTGTATGAATCCAGCAGATCGTGCCAGATCAGGTATTGCGGATTC